ATCCCGTGTCCAACCGCCTTTCCAACTATTAGTAATAGTTCCGCCGCTTGGGTTATTGTTAGTAGCACTTGCTTTGTCGCTTTGGTTTCCGCCTACAAATGAATAAACTCCTGGTCTCGGTGAGGTGTATATAAAGTTAACGTGACTGTAATTCCATACTACAATGTCGCCAGGTTGTCCTTGATCTAAAGGAACAGGTACTCCGCCGTATACACTTGTCTTATCTCTGAAGTCATATGCTCTAGCACTTTGCATATACTTGTAGCCTGTACGCTTTAGTACCCAGTTGCAAAATCCTGCACACCAAGGTGTTTGGTCTGTTTGCCAATACGATGTGTCAGGAAATCCTAATTCTTTCCATATGCCAATAATATTTCCATTGCTTGGATTAACAGTTTCGTCCCATTGGTTGTTGTTTGCTTCTGCTAGTAGTCCAGTTAAAAAGCCTGGAATGCCATCTGCTGCGGCTGTTGAATTGGCAGCACTTGCATCAACTAATGCTTGTTCTGTACCTAAGTCGGCAACACCTCCCGCAGGAGCACCTTCGTATACTTCTGGAACTTGGCCTGCTTCTATTGCTCCGTTATCCTGTACACCACCTGTGTTACCTACAGGGGGAGGATTTGATATTGCTTCTTGTATAACTGCATTGACTGCTGCCGCTTGTTCTGGTGAAAGTATAATAGGTGGAACATAACCTTCGTTCACCCATACATTATCACTACCAGTTGCGGCAGCATTTGGCACCCAACTACCGTGCCCTGCTGTTGCATCGCCCAGTCTATGAACGGCAATGTTATTTGCAAATACGGTTGGTGAAGCACCAACTGCAGGGTCGCCACAGGCAGTTACATCACCTATTCTAACTTGAGCAGTATTATTTGTAAAAACATCAGGCGAACCTGATGCGTAAGAAGTTTGGTGAAAGGGACTTGGACTTGGACTTGCGTGTCCAACGTGTACGTCCTGTCCTACTCTCACCGCGCCGGGCATTATGTTGCTATTCCTGTTGTTGATTGAATATATTGTTTAGACATATCGTCTTGTGTTTTAACCAAACATACTACTTTGTTATGATCAATCTTAACTTTAGCATCTGGTCCAATGGTAAACATAAAAGGAGCAAGTCCTAGTCCCTGCTGTGTAGCAGTTACCATTAATGGTTTGTGTAAAATGAAACTCGTATCTTTTTCTTCTTCCAAACGTGCAACAACTTCTTCGCCTGATGTAAGTTTAATAGATACTGTTTCACCTACTTTGTATGGTGTTTCGATTAGCATTATAGTGTATGTCCTGTTCCGTTATATCCGGTGTTATCGAGATACTCTTCGAGTTCATTATACCCGCCGATATTCTCGCCTCTAATTTTAATTTGTGGTACTGTTCTTGCACCTGGAAACCATTCCAATAGTTCTTCTCTACTGTAGTCTGTTCCTAGTGATTTATATGTGTGTTCAAGTTGTCTCATCTTGCATAGGTTAATTGCTTTAACACAAAAAGGACAATTTGGTTTTCCGTATATCTCAATCATTTATTCTCTTTCCATTGTTTAACGAATTGTTTCTTTTGCTTATCTGTATATATGTACTTAGATTCGCCTGACACAAACGATCTGAATCTTTGTAGAAGTTCAATTTTCCAATCTAGTAACTGTAGAAAATAATATCTCATACGTTAACCAGAGTAAACTGTTGAACCTTTTTTATCGACTACTCTTACAAGTATAGCACCTGCATTCTTTTTAGACAGTGCCGCACTTACTGCTTGTGGCTCTGTTCCGTATGTACCATATGTAGTCCAACTTTCATATGGTGAATGTCTTTTAAATTGTGCTTTAAACATATTTCACTCCTACAAGGAAAATCCTTTAAACGTATCCTCTTCAACATCTTGTTTGACGCCGCCTACAATATAAGACTCTACTTCTGTTTCTTGTGGAGCAACTTGTAGTCCACTACTGCTTAACCAATGCTCTGTCCAAGGTAAAGGATTTTGAGTCACTGGACGATCATAAATTGGTTTCATACCTAATGCTTTGCAACGTTTGTTTGCAATAAACTCTACGTATGCGTGTAAAAGATTAGCGTTTAGTCCTACAAGAGATCCTTTGGTAAACAAAAAGTCTGCCCAGGCCTTCTCTTCTTCAACGCAGTTCTTCCACATTTCAATTACTTCTTCTTCACACTCTTCAGCAATCTTAACAAAGTCAGGATCGTCATCACCTTTCATCCAATGCTTTAGAATATGTGTAGACAAATTCAAGTGTGTTGCTTCGTCACGTGCAATTAATGAAATAATCTTTGCGGATCCTTCCATCATTTTTAATTCGCCAAATGCAAACGTACAAGCAAATGAAACATAAAAACGTAAACCTTCAAGAATGTTTACAGTCATCATTGCCTTATACAGTTGCTTCTTGACTTCATACATATTGCCCTTCTTGTGATGGAACCAATTGTCTGCAATCTCATTAAACTTGTCGTACTCTTTAGTAACACTTTCTGCTCTTGCAATAATCTCTGGTGTTTCTAAAATTGTATCAAATACTTCTGCTGGATTAGGATATACATTCTTTACAATGTGTGTATAACTGCGTGAGTGAATAGTTTCTTGAAAGTCCCAAGCCACAATGCAACTTTCTAATTCTGGATTAGAAACATAAGGCAAGAAAGCAAGACACGGTCCACGTCCTTGTACACTATCTAAAAGTGTTTGATACTTTAGATTACTTGTGAAAATATGTTTTTGTTCATCACGGAACTGTTGATAGTCTGCTCTATCTTTTTGCAAACTTACTTCTTCAGGACGCCAAAAATAACCAAGCATAGTTTGATTAAGTTTATCATACTCCGGGTAACGGAATACGTCATAACGTTGTGTATTACCATCCTCACCAAAGAACATAAATTCTTTAGTAAAGTCCACTTTATTCTTGTTGAATACTGTTTTGCTCAATTTTTTTCTCTCTCTTTTCCCTGACATAAAACTTTAGATATTGCAGGCCTCACATTCATCACCGTCATCTACTACAGTTTCTGGAACTGACATATGATGACCGTTAGCGTGACCGTTAACGCTCCCATTCATAGTTTGTATATTAACACCGTTTGCTTGAGTGTCAACACCGTTTGCTTCCAAATCGTCGACTTCTTCACCTTTGAAGTCAAAAGTATTTTGATAGTAACTGGTTTTCCAGCCCATCTTATATGTTGTTAACATATCTTTCATCATAACACTTAATGGTACTTCATTGTTCTCGAAGTGCTTAGGATTATAACTCCAGTTACCACTAATTGCTTGATCATAAAACTTTTGCATTGCGGCTACAATATTAATGTAACCTTCATTGCTAGGCATATCCCAAAGCAAAGTATAAAAATTCTTTAGCGTACCATACTGCGGAACAACCTGTTTAAGAGGCCCTTTCTTTGACTTCTTAATGGACAAGTAAGCTCTAGGTGGTTCAATTCCGTTTGTTGCGTTTGACACAACGGAACTGCTCTCTGATGGCATTTGTGCCGACAGTGTTGAGTGCCTAAGGCCGTATTTCTTAATGTCACTTCGTAGATCTTCCCAATCATATTGTAACTTCGCTTTAATTACATCGTCAACATCTTTCTTATATGTGTCGATGGGTAAAATACCGTCACTGTACTTAGTTCTATCGAAGTAATCACACGCACCACGTTCTTTAGCAAGTTCGTTACTTGCAACAAGTAGATAGTATTGGAATGCTTCTGAAAGTTCGTGTACTAATTTCCACGCTTCTTTGTCGCTGTATTTTACTTTGTGCTTTGCTAGATAGTGTGCAAGCCCAATGTAACCAATACCAAGCGAACGTCTTGCTTTTGTACTTACTTCAGCAGCCTTAACCGGATATCCTTGATAGTCGATAATTTCTTCTAATGCTCTTACTGCAAGATCACACAAGTTTTCTAGTTCGTCTAAGTTATTAAGTATCCCTACATTAATAGCAGAAAGAATACAAAGAGCAATTTCACCTTCTTCATCATCAATATGCTGAATAGGTTTGGTTGGTAACGTAATCTCCTGACAAAGGTTACTCATATAAATTGGATCTTTAAATGAACTGTGTGAGTTACAGTGATCAATATTCATAATATAGATACGTCCTGTTTCTGCACGTTCTTTCAATAAGTCACCAAACAAAGTATGTGCTTTGATTTTCTTTTTACGAATTGATGTTTTACGTTCTGCTGCTTCGTAAAGTTCTTTGAACTTATCAGTGTCGCCGCTGTAAAATGCTTCTGCTAATTCTGGCACTTCGTGTGGTGAGAAAAGACTTATATCTTCTCCGGCCAACAACCTTTCATAAAATACTTTATTAAGTTGAATTGAATAATCTAGTTTACGTACACGATTGTCTTCAGTACCTTTGTTATTTTTAAGAACAAGAATGTCTTCAATTTCTAAATGCCAAATAGGAAAGTGTGTAGTTGCACTTCCGCCACGTACACCATTTTGTGTACAACTTCTAACTGTGCTTTCGTAAACTTTTAGAAATGGGACAACGCCTGTATGTGCTACTTCTCCGCCTCGTATTTTTGAGTTGATTGCTCTGATTCGTCCTGCATTAATTCCAATTCCTGCCCTTTGAGCAATGTAGTAACCGATTGCGCTATTACTGCTAAAGATACTAGGAAGAGTATCATCCACATCAACAAGAACACAACTGGCAAACTGACGAATAGGAGTACGTACTCCTGCCATAACAGGGGTCGGTATGTTGATTTTAAAAAGCGAGGTCGCGTCATAGTATTTTTTCACGTAAGTTAAACGTGTCTCCTGAGGATAGTTTGCAAACAAGGTAGCAGCAATCATCATATACATATGTTGAGGCGTTTCAAAAATATCGCCATTGCTTCTGTCTTGACACAAATACTTATCTACAACTTGACGTAGGCCTGCATATGTAAAATCTTCATTACGATCGTGTTTGATCCAACTGTTCATCTTTTTAAGATCAGTTGTATTATATTTGTCTAGGATACCAGCATCGTATACACCACGTTCAATGTTAGCATCAATCACTTCAGAGAGGGTAAGGTGTTGATACTTGCCATAAACTTTTTTGTGCAGACTATAAAGTAAAAGTCTTGCTGCTGCAAATTGATAATTAGGTGCTTCTAATGAAATTAAATCATTTGCACTTTTAATTAAAATATCTTGAATTTCTTCAGATGACATACCGTCATAAAATTGTAAGTCGGCATTCATTTCTATCTGTGATGCACTAACGCCTGCAAGGCCCTTACACGCCTCTTCGACTACAAAATGCATCTTGTCTAAATCTAATTTTTCCTTTGAGCCGGAACGCTTTGTAATGTATATTTCTTTGGTCATCTGCCTCTCTATCCTTATTGTGATGTACAGGTATTTAGTTGCTCTCTTTGATACTCCCCCTATAATAGGAGAAAAGAAAAACTTGCAACCTGTAAGTTACTTTACGGCTTTAATTGTTATTAGCATACACTATAGTTGTGTTTAGAGCAAGAGAAAAATGTAAGAATTTTACTCTTTTTATACACCGTACTCGACGTCGTAGGAAATATTTCCTAGAGCACCTGTCGCGATTGGATTCTTGTAGAATAGTACTACAGTTTCAATGCCACTGTCGGTATCGTTATCTCTAAGTTCTGCCTTAAACTCAAAACCCGTCATAATTTTACCGCCCTGTGATGACAATGAAATATCAGAAAATTCATATTGGTCGGATAAAGATATAGTTGACATATCGTCACCTATAACAATCTTTGCTTTTCCAACTCTAGTATGACTTCCTAAGCGTAATGTATAGTTGATGCTGATATGATTATTAGATGATGCAAAAACACTAATTGGACGGAAACTATCTGTAAGATAAATTAGTCCACTGCTTCTGTTGATCAATGTTGTCCTATCGCTGTTTGCTACTTCTGCTATTGCTGAAGTAGTTTCATCTGATACTACGCCTGCATTCTGTTGTCTATTGCTTGTACAATCAAGAACGATGTTATTTTGGTATTCACCAAACGTTACTACTGGACTTAATGGAGTAGCCGCAGTGTTTGTTCCGTTACCACAATCGGTGAATGCACATCTTTGTATCTTTGTGCCATACCCGTGTGTACTCTCAAACACCTGTGTTGCTATTTCATTAAATTCGGAATCTTTCACAGTCCAATTGTTTACTTGTTCTGTGACTCCTTCAATGTATACAGAAGTATCACCTACTTCAAACTTACAATTAGTAACATCTACTTTAGTTGTAAGTGCAGATGTCTGTAAACATTTTATTCCTACACTGTTATTATCAAATTGACAATTAACAAATTCGATATCAGTTGTCTTAATACCTTCAATTGTATTACTCCAACTTACTGCGGCAGGTTCTGCTGTTAAACTACCAATGGTTGCTCCTAGCACATACTCGCCCTTAAACTTTACATTATCAAATTTAACATTGGCTGTACCTGTCAAGTCAATCGATCCTGATGAACGTTGTATTGTAAGGTTACCTATCTTGATGTTATTTGGTCTATTAGAACTTGTAAAGTCTGCAAGTGCTAAACCTTCCGATGTTTGAAAGTTTGCACTTCTTGTGTCTATTTTAAGAATTGATCCATCACGTGTTTCGCCTCTGATAATAGCATTACTAGGAATACTAATATTACCTAAGAACAAGAATTCTCCGTTAGGTACACGTAAAACTTTTTTGTAATCTGGATCTGTGTTTCTAAATAATTCTGTTAATGCATTTGTAAAGAATGTTGTGTTGTCTGTGGATCCATCACCTACTGCTCCAAAGTCAGCAACACTGACTTCGATCTCATCAATCTTGTCTAGTAATGGACGCTTCGTGCTTAATGTAATAGATGGATCATCTGAAGCAAATTGATAACTTGATGCAAGTTCAAGAATGTTATCATTGTTAGTTAGAATCTTTGTGTTACCAACTTGTGGTGCGCCTTCTGCTACGCTACCATTACCAATGAATAGTTCTTGTGTATCAACTGCCCAAGCAAGTTCTGCTGAACTTAACTGCGGTACGCCAGAATCACTGTTCTTTTTACCACGTCTAATTTGTATTTTGCTTATTTGTACGACAGCCACTATCTGCTCCTATTTAATCTTACAAGTATTTATCAGACAGATAGAGTTTTATCAGACTGTATTATAAAGAGTTATAATATTCTTCTACTTTATTGAGCCACATATCCTGGTATTTGTTCCAAGTATCCGGAGTTACTTCAAACTGCTGATATTGTAGGTCTCTGCTACACATAAAGATAACACCTGACCTGATATCAGTACCGTATACTTCATTGTGTGCCATAGCATATGCTACAAGTTGCAAATAGTAATCTTCTACCCACTCTGCTTTCTTAGGCTTGTTAGTTTGTTTGTGATCCATAATAGCAGGCTTGCCCTTATAAACACCACATAAGTCTGTTGTGCCTGAATATAGACCTGGGAAGTATAAACTTTGTTCCATTGCCCAAACTTCATCTACATCTTTCAATCCATTCTCAATAATAACAGAAGCCATATCGTTTGCTTTTACGTGTACTTGATTGTTTCCTGGTTTGCGTTCTATGCCGCAAAGGAATCTTTCAAGGTTGGCGTGCATTGCTGTACCAACTCCGGCAGCCTCTGTAGTAATTTGTCTTGCTTTGTCTTCGCCGACACGCTTACGCCATTCAATAAGATGTGTCATATCTTTTGTAGAACTTAGAATAGTTGTAACACTAGGAAGTTTATCTCCATCGGGTGTAACATATACTCTTTTCTTACGAACAGGATCATTTACCTGTTTTAGCGAATGGTATTCGTATCTTTCAACGAATGGTGGTGGGGTGTAAATCTCAGTCATACTGTATATAGTACTACCACTTTGTTAGTTTGTCAAGAGTGATTAGGCAGTTTGTTGTGCCAATTGTTGTGGTGCTGCTGCCGCTGCTGTTTTGTCAACTGCTGCTTGGCTGTCAGTGCCGTCCTGTGGAGTTTCATCTGCATCTGGTGCACCTGGAACATTTAATTCAATTCCATTTGCATCAAAGTTTTTAACCAAATTTTGTATTGCTGGAGATTGATCGTAGACTGCTTTGAATGTTTCGTAGTCTGCAACCAAACTAGCATCATTGCTTTTTAATATTTTATTAAGTGCTATCCAATTTAATTGACTAGGAACTTTTTTAGCGGCTGCACGACCAATAAGATTCTTTAACGTAATTACGTATCTATCAATCATCATATCTGGTGCAAATTCTCTAAATCTCATATTACATCTTTTGGAGTTCGGCCATCTTAGTTCTAAGATCCATTAACTCCTGTTCCTTTGCTTTGATTGCTTCTTGTGTGGCTTTGACTTGTTCTTGCTTTTGTTTAAGTTGTTCTGCTTGTGCAGCCTTTGCGTCTGCTGCTGCTTTCATAGGATCAGTTGCCATTTGACCTTTTGGTGCAGGTGGTTCCGGAGTAGGTGGAGTGCCTGCTTGAGGTTCAGTAGCACCTGGTTGAGTTGCTGTGCTTAATGCAGGAACAATCTCATCAAGTTCTCTATCTTTGTAGAACTCGGAAAGTTTCATTTACTAACCTGCTA